AAATACTGTTTATACCTTGGATTAATGCAGAGAACTTTGAGAATACTGTCAAACTTATTAAAGATACAACTAGCATATGTGCGATGGGGCACCTTGAGCTCAACGGATTTAGAGCTCATCGTGGCCACGTCATGGAAGACGGTATGGACTGCAAATTATTTGACAAGTTCGAAAAGGTATTCTCGGGACACTATCACACTCGATCGGACAACGGAAAAATCTTCTACCTAGGAAATCCTTATGAGATGTTCTGGAATGATGTAAATGATAAAAGAGGATTTCATATTTTTGATACGGAAACCCTCACTCATACTCCAGTTAATAATCCTTATAAATTATTTTATAACATCTATTACGAAGATACTCCATATCAGATGTTTGATGCTTCTGAATATGAAAATAAAATTGTGAAAGTTATTGTTAGAAAAAAATCAAATCCAAAATCATTTGAAAAGTTTATTGATAAACTTTATGTTTCTGGAATTCAGGATTTGAAGATTGTTGAAAATTTTGAAATTCATGAAGGTGAAGATTTTCAGATTGATGAAGATGAAAATACTTTATCAATTTTAAATCGATATATTGAAGAAGCAGAGATGAACTTTGATAAGAATATTATCAAAAACATTTTTCAAGATTTATACCGAAAAGCTTGCGAAGTAGAATGATGTTTCTTCTTACCCTTAAAGATAGAAAAGATGACGGTGCATATGCTGTTCAAGATGCACATGGAAATAAAGTTCTTTTTTTATTTGAGGAAGAGGATGATGCTGAAAGATATGCGATGCTTCTAAAAGAAGACCCTGATTATGAAAAGGAGATGGAAGTTGTAGAAGTAGATGATGACCTTGCAATAAAGACCTGTAAGATGTATAATTACAAATATGCAGTGGTAACTCCTGACGATATTGTTATTCCGCCTAAACCACAAAGATGATTCTTTTTAAAAAAATTCGTTGGAAAAATTTTCTTTCTACAGGAAATCAACTGACGGAAATTGATTTTGAAAAAAATAATACTAATTTAATTATTGGAACAAATGGTGCTGGTAAATCCACTATTCTGGATGCACTAACTTTTGTTTTATTCAATAAACCTTTTCGCAAAATTAATAAACCGCAGTTAGTAAATACTACTAATGAAAAGGATTGTCTCGTTGAGTTAGAGTTTACAGTCAATAGTCGTGATTATCTAATTCGTAGAGGTATTAAACCAAATGTATTTGATATTGAAGTAAATGGAAATCCTCTACACAAACAAGCAGATGATCGCGCTAATCAGAGAGTTTTAGAGCAGAGTATTCTTAAATTAAATTATAAGTCTTTTACTCAGATTGTTATTCTTGGTAGTAGCACCTTTGTGCCTTTCATGCAGTTAACAACTTCAAATAGGCGTGAAGTTATTGAAGATCTCCTGGATATTCGTATCTTCTCTGCAATGAGCAATTTAATTAAAGACAATATTAGAGAGAAAAAAGAACAAATCAAGTCTCTAGATTTGAAGAAGCAAACTATTAGAGATAAGATGAAGATGCAGCAGAACTTCATTGAAGAACTTGAGAATCGTGGTAATGCTAATATTGATTCTAATAATGTAAAAATTGACAAGTTAGATGAGGAAGTTTCTCATTATATGAAAGAAAATACTATTATTGAAAAAAATATTTTTAAATGCACTAAAGAGCGGGAAAAAGTAACGGGTGCTGGAGAAAAGTTAGTAAAACTCAATAATCTTAAGGGTAAAATATCTCAAAAGGTAGGTAGTATTACTAAAGAACATAAGTTTTTTAAAGAGAATACGGTTTGTCCTACATGTACACAAGATATTGAAGAAGAGTTTCGGTTAAATAGAATTAGTGACGCTCAAAATACGGCAAAAGAACTGAAGCAGGGATTTGATGAACTTGAATCCACTATTAAGTTTGAACAAGAAAGAGAGCGTCAATTCAACACCTTTTCTAAGGAGATTACAAAACTAACACATGGCATTTCTCAAAACAATACTCGGATTAGCCTTAACCAGAGACAAATCAGAGATCTTGAACATGAAATTCAAACTATTACCAGTAACCTGCAGAACAGAAATACTGAACATGAGAAATTAGAACAGTTTAAACAAAATCTCCAAAAGACAATTGAATATCTTTCAGACAAAAAACAAGAAATCGTTCACTACGATTTTGCATATTCCTTACTTAAGGATGACGGTGTAAAAACGAAGATTATTAGAAAATATCTTCCCTTTATCAATCAGCAGGTAAATCGTTACCTACAGATGATGGAATTCTATATCAATTTTAAACTTGATGAAGAATTTGGTGAAACTGTTGAATCTCCTATTCATGAGGATTTTTCTTATAGTTCCTTTAGTGAAGGTGAGAAGATGAGAATTGATCTAGCACTACTTTTTACATGGCGAGAAGTTGCTAGAGTCAAAAACTCTGTTAATACCAACCTATTGATTATGGATGAAGTTTTTGATTCATCTCTTGATGGATTTGGAACCGATGAGTTTCTTAAGATTATCCGATATGTAATCAAAGATGCAAATATCTTCGTAATTTCGCATAAGTCTGAACTTCATGATAAGTTTGAAAATGTGATAAAATTTGACAAAGTGAAAGGATTTTCTCGTACTGTGCAATGAATTGGAGAGAAGAATATAAGCAGTTCACGAGTAACAAAAAAGAACTCGATCTGCTAGAAACCGGACCAAAGAGTCTGGCACAGTCATGGCATATGCAATCCATGTATAATAAATGGAAACGTATTAAAGGAATTTCTGATGAACACTCCTAATTGGCAGCACCACTCTAAGAAAGAACAGAAACCCACGCTCAAACCACAAGCGATGAGGGCACGTAGAGAAGCACTCAGACAGTTCAAGAAGAGGCACATGAACCCGTCCAAGAGGCGGGTTTCGTCGTATTATGAGTCCATACGAATGATACTCCCTAATGACAGTCAATCACGAGATCAAATCGCATCTGGCTAAACTCCTTGCAACTGAGGATTTGGTTGTTGAGCATCGATATGTTGAAACAGCACAGTTCAATGTTCACACTCGTGTTTTGACTCTTCCAATGTGGGAGCGAGCAAGTAGTGATGTTTATGATATGTTGGTAGGGCATGAAGTAGGACATGCCCTTTATACTCCAGATCGTGATTGGTTGAAGGAAAGAACCATCTCACCTCAGATAGTGAATATCGTTGAAGATGTTCGTATTGAAAAAATGATGAAGCGTCGTTACGCTGGTATCTCTAAGACTTTTTATCGCGGTTATAGCGAACTATCAGATCAGGATTTCTTTGCTCTGGAGAATGAAGATATTGATCTGATGAATCTAGCAGATCGTATCAATCTTCATTTTAAAATTGGTAACTTTGTTGACATTCCATTCAAAGATGGAGAAAGTTACTTTGTTAAAATGGTTTCTGATTGTGAAACCTTTGATGATGTTTTGGATGTTGCTGAAGAACTATACAAGTATTGTAAATCGGAAGTAAAAACTGACACGCATCAGAAGCAAGAACAGGGAGAATCGGAACAGGGGCAAGAATCTCCTGATGGATCTACTGAACCTGGAAAATCTATGGATGATGAATCTATGGAATCTGCAGAGTCTGAAAGTGATGAATCCTATGGTGGTACATTGGAGCAGAATCAACATAATGAAATGGGTGGTGTTGGAAATGATATCGAACTTAAGACAGTAGATTCCTTAGAAGAATCAATTAAAGAACTTGCCTCAATGGAAGGATTTGAAAATGTTTATGCTGAACTTCCAAAAATCGACTTAGATAATATTATTGTTCCTAATTCTGAAATTCATGAGCGTTGTATAAAGGAGTGGGAAGATTATGAAAAACATGATTGTTTTGAATTTATTGATGTCAAGTTTAATGAATTTAAAAAATCTGCACAGAAAGAAGTTAACTATCTTGTAAAAGAGTTTGAGTGTAAGAAAGCAGCAGATTCTTATTCTCGTGCCACTACTGCTCGCACTGGAGTTTTAGATTGTAGTAAACTTCATACTTATAAGTATAATGAAGATTTATTCAAGAAAGTTACAACTCTTGCCGATGGTAAAAATCATGGATTGATCTTTATGCTTGATTGGTCTGGTTCTATGTGTGATGTAATGCTTGATACTGTCAAGCAAATGTTCAATCTTGTTTGGTTTTGTAAAAAAGTTAATATCCCATTTGAGGTATATGCATTTACTAATGATTATCCTTTAATAAAATACTATGAAGATGGCACATCATTTCGACCCGCTTCATATGAGAAAAGGGATGGTATTGTTGCTTTTAGTGAATGGTTTTCTTTAATGAATATTCTGTCTAGTAAAACCAATATGAAGGAATTGGAAAACCAAATGCGTAATGTTATTAGACTTGCTCATGCATTTTCACGCACTCATTGGGCAAAATATCCTATTCCTACAGGATTGAGTCTTTCTGGAACTCCTTTAAATGAAGCAATTGTATGTCTTCATACAATTATTCCTCAATTCAAAAAACAATACAATCTACAAAAAGTTCAATGTGTTGTTCTATCTGATGGTGAAGCAAACCCACTTGCTTATCATAGAGAACTTCAAAGATTTTTTGATAAAACTAGTAGTGAACCATATATTGGAACTGGAAGAATGGGATCTAATTCATTCCTCCGTGATCGTAAAACTGGTAATACATATTCCTTTGATTGTGAATGGTATGGTTTCACTGATGTGCTTCTTCGCAATCTTAAAGATAATTTTATGAATACTAATTTTGTGGGTATCCGTGTTCTTGAACCTAGGGATGCAAAGTCTTTTATCCGCCGATATTGTGGATGGGGAACTAGTTATCAAGAAGTTGAAACTGTATGGCGTAAGCAAAGGGCATTCTCTATCAAGAAATCTGGATATCATACTTACTTTGGTATTTCTTCAAATACCCTTTCTCAAGATTCTGAATTTTCAGTAAAGGAGGATGCAACTAAAACACAAATTAAATCTGCTTTTGTAAAAAGTTTGAAGAATAAAAAAATGAATAAAAAAATCTTAAATGAGTTTGTTGAACTGGTTGTTTGATAAATAATTGGAAAATATAAATTAAATACCATGTCAAAATTTGGAGAATTAATTGGGATTCAAACTCCTCAATCAACAGCACCAGCTCCTGCTGCACCTACTCCTCCTGCCCCTGTAGCATCTCCTTCACCAGAGGCAAAGGCATCTGAACCTGCTGTTAAACCAACTCCACCAAAATCACCTGGAGCCCCTACACCAAAAGATTCTTGAGTATACACCTGAAATACTGTCACATGGGGTGCTTAACGGTGCCCCTTTTTCTTGTATAATAACTTCAGTTGAAACAAACGACCAACGTTATGGCACTCTCTTCCGATTACATTCGTATATCATTACAATCTGTATATGGAGAAATGGTCACCAGTGCAGAGATTAAAGCATGGTGTGCAATGAACGGTGCTAATTATCAAACTGTTACTAATAAACTTTCTGAGTATAAATCTTCGCGTGGTAGGTGGAATCTTGAAGTAAATCAACAGAAAGTAGATGAAATTGAACGTACATATCAGTCTCCTTCTGCTATTCCCGTTGCCGATCGGCAAGAAATGAATCTCGTTCCTGATAAAGATGATACTTTCGTCAAGTTTGGTAACTTTGGTGATCTTAAAAAAATTGTTCAGTCCAATCTTTTCTATCCAACGTTCATTACGGGTCTTTCGGGTAATGGTAAAACGTTATCTGTAGAGCAAGCTTGTGCTCAACTTGGAAGAGAACTTATTAGAGTTAACATTACTATTGAAACTGATGAAGACGATCTTATTGGTGGTTTCCGTCTTGTCGATGGGGCAACTGTTTGGCATAACGGACCTGTCGTGGAAGCACTCGAACGTGGAGCAATCCTGCTACTCGATGAAGTTGATCTTGCTAGCAATAAAATCCTCTGTCTCCAATCCATCCTTGAAGGTAAAGGTGTGTTCCTGAAGAAGATTGGTAAGTATGTAAAACCAGCAAAAGGTTTCAATGTATTTGCCACTGCTAATACTAAGGGTAAGGGTTCTGATGATGGTAGGTTTATTGGAACCAATGTTCTCAATGAAGCATTCTTAGAACGTTTCCCAGTAACCTTTGAGCAATCTTATCCAACTCCTACAATCGAACAGAAAATCCTTGAGGGTATTTCTTTGGATCTTGGATTGGAAGATCGCGACTTCTGCAAACGTCTTGTTGATTGGGCAGATATCATTCGTAAAACTTTCTATGATGGTGGTATCGAAGAAATTATTTCTACTCGTCGTTTGGTTCATATTATTCGCGCTTATGCAATCTTCCAAGATAAAGCAAAGGCAATTGAAGTTTGTGTAAATCGTTTTGATGATGAAACCAAACAGGCATTTATTGAACTTTATGATAAGGTAGATGCTGACTTTCAAATGCCTTCATATGATAAGACACCCTTTGCAGATAAGGTGAAAGAGTGATATAATATGACTAACTCTTGGTCTTTCTTACACGATAAATTATTAACTATGGATGAATACCCATATCCTGAGATTAAAGTCTCACAAAAAACAACTATAGATTATGGATTGGATGAATATCCATATCCAGATTATACTGAATTATCAACGGATAAAACTGTTGATGACGGTATGCGCCCTTGGGGGCACAGTGACCATGAATATCAAATCAGTCTTAACATGAATAACGACTCCAATCGATACAAATATAACGAGGTAGAAATCCTTAAAGAACTTTCAGATTACATTGCAGGAACATATCGACAGCATTATTCTGCTGGTAGTGATAAAATTCAAACACTTGATTTGATTGAAGCATGTGGTGATGGTGAAGCATTTTGTAGATCCAATATCCTCAAGTATGCTTCTCGCTATGATAAGAAAGGTACTGCTCGACGTGACATCATGAAGATTTTGCATTATGCTGTTCTTCTGATGCATTTCAACGATAAGAATGCAAATCTTGAAATTTATCCTCAATAATAATGAAACTCAAAGACCAAACCATGAAACTTTCTGATAACACTCTCACTGTTCTAAAAAACTTTGCAGGTATCAACAATTCAATTTTAGTGAAAGAGGGTAATCGTCTTCGCACGATTTCTGTAGCAAAAAACATTCTTGCCGAAGCAGAAATTAAGGAAGATTTCCCCCGCGATTTTGCAATTTATGACCTCAATCAGTTTTTGAATGGTCTTAGTTTGCATCAAGATCCTGATCTAGATTTCAACCAAGATTCTTATCTTAGTATCAAAGAAGGTAAGCGACGTGTAAAATATTTCTTTGCAGACCCTGCAGTTATTATTTCACCTCCAGAGAAAGACATCACACTTCCTTCTGAAGATATTTCCTTTCAACTGGATAGTGCTTCTTTAGAAAAACTTACTAAGGCAGCACAAGTTTACCAACTTCCAGATCTTTCTGCTGTTGGAGAAGCGGGTGTTATTAAACTGGTGGTTCATGATAAGAAGAATGATACTTCCAATCAGTATGCCATCATTGTTGGTGAAACTGATAAAGAGTTTGCATTCAACTTCAAAGTAGAAAACATCAAAATTATTCCTGGTGCTTATGATGTAGTAGTTTCTTCCAAACTACTTTCAAAGTTTACTAACACTAAGTATGATCTGAAGTATTACATTGCTCTAGAACCTGATTCGAGTTTTGGATGAAAACTCTTACTGGGATGAGAGTTGTAGGCAGCATTATGGTTATTGCTGCTTATTTTGTAGTTCTGCATGTCAATTTGACTGCTGGTGTAATTATGAATGTTATTGCTGATACACTATCAATCCCATTTTTTGTTCGAACAAAATCTTGGGATATTGTGTTTATGCTAGGATTTTTATTGGCAATTAGTTTTAGTAAACTTTTATCATGAATATTTTCGTAACAGACGAAAGTCCATGGCAATCTGCTTCTGTTCTGCCTGATAAGCACATTGTTAAGATGCCTCTGGAGACCTGCCAGATGCTCGCTATAGTCGCCTCAGATAAGTGGGGTCATGGTTATGGCACACTGCCTAAGAAAGACGGCACACCATATGCTACAGACAAGGGAGCATTCCGTAATCACCCCTGCACCAAGTGGGCAAACGAGACTGTAGCAAATGCTCGCTGGTTGCTTGAGCATGGTGTTGCATTATGTGACGAGTATTATAATCGGTATGGAAAAAACCATACCTGCTATAGGACTCTTATTGCTGCTGATCACATTATTCCACAAGCGAAGTTGGATAATCACACTCCTTTTGTCTTTGCAGGACCTGATGAATATAAGTATGATACAAGCATTGATATTTTCACTGCTTACAAGATGTATATTGCATCTAAACCATGGGTAAAAGATAACTACCTA